AGATACCAACATGTGTCTTGATGCAGTTGGTGCACCTGTAATAATACTTGCTCTTATATTTTCTGCTCCTACTGCTGCAGAGTTCCATTCGAATACCGCACTGTCGTGAATAAGACAGATAGCCTTGTCACCAAAATTATCTAGTGACCACATACCAGGTTCTAATACTAAGTCTCCCGATGCTGCCTCACCCCATGCTACAAAATTTGTTGTACTAGTCACAGTATCCCCAGCACCGTGAGATGCAGCAGTTGTTCCTCTGACCTCTCTCGTAACACCTGTTAATTCGTTGGATGTGCTTATACCTGTGTAGGATATCTCCTCTGTTCCTATCTTTATAAAGTTTGTACCTGAATCTGGAAACTGTGATACATCTGCTAATATGATACCAGTCGTGACTGAAGCATTAATCGCACCAGATAAAGTTGTTGTAGGTTCTCCTGCAACCTCACCACCAAAAGTCCCAAGAGACCAACCAAAACCTTTTGCCTGTACAGCTGGTCCTACCGGATAATAATGTTGTACTCTAATACCACCTGATGTTGTTGCACCAGATCCTGATTCTGCTGATGGCATTGTGATTGTAATAGTTGTAGAATTAGGAACCGTCGTCACCATAAATTTTTTATTATCGAAATCTGTTGCTGCAAAATTAGAGTTGGTGATTGTAGAAAAATTATCTAATAATATTATATCCTGTTCACCTATACCATGATCTCCACTAAAAGTTATTGTAACAGATGTTGATCCGTTGGTCGTGGTGAATGCACTTGTGAGCGTTGTCGTCGTTTTGATAGGATGTATGTCGTAGTATACACCACCAGAAAATGCGTATAGGATTCTATTTGTGCCTATGATCGCATACTTTCTAGCCTTACTATTTACAAAATGATGAAGACCTCTGCCAGCTCCTGTAAGAGCATCATCACCTAATTGTTTCCAACCGCCTATCTTTTCTGGAATACCGTAACGAAATCTTACATTATCGCAATCTGTCCACTGACCCTCTGCTCCCGTGTCAGTTATTTGTTTATTGATACCTGGTTGAAATCCTATTTTTTGTAACATAAAAAACCTATTTTTTAGGTTCTATATCAGTTTTTATACAGAAGCAATATTTTTAAGGACTACTAAAGTTTAGGCCACTGGCCCAAAGGTCTAGTGTACACAGGGCTCTCTTCCGTTCCTGTGTTGGTATACGTGTATAAAGTCTCCATGGCTGCCGCGTCAGCTGCGCCATCGATTGCTGTTTCCATCTCATCTGATCTGGTTCTGATAGCTGCTCTGTAAGTAGCTATATCTGCTGGTATCGTGGATCCAGCATCCTCTGCTTTTCTGATCACATACCAATCACTTGATGATAGTAAACCCTTAGCTTGTGCCTTTACTTCTTCTTTAAAAATAGTTTTAAGACCTTTGATAATTACCTGATTACCATCATCATCTAAAACATTATCTCCATTTTGATCAACCGCATCTTTATCGTTGACATCTTTTCCTGTGGCTGGCGCATAACTTGCGGTAACAGCATTATCTGCAAATACCATGGACTCCGCACCGTTCAAATAGTATCTTGAATCTCTTAGATTAGTGTTATCATATATGATCTCGTAAACACCCTGTGCCTCTCTTTGGGCCACAGTTGACTCAGGACCTAAACCGAATACCCCAAGGTTAGAGTTTGCTCTTACGATTTGATTGTTTTCTACTTTTGCGTACATATTGATCTCCTTTTATTATATTTTGTATTTGTTGTCCATATCTATTTATTTAGCCGTTACTGGTACCGCTGTTCCAGAATCGTTGGCTACAAATGGATTTTCTGCGAAAGCCATGTAGATATATTCATAGCTTGAATTAAGGTCTCCATAACTTGATCTACACTTGAACCCATTGCTTAAAAAATCTACTTCATTTCTACCAGATGTTTAAATTTGCGTCAATGTAGGCATCACTCACGTTGAATGGGTTTCTTTTATTATCAAACATAACCCAATCATAACCAGTACCGCCTTGATTTGATGACTTGGTCATAACCCAAGCTGGTTTAAAGCCTGTATAAACAAATACACCATCTGCATTATTATTTCCTGTGAAGCTGCCAAATTTTGAATAGCCTTTTTTTCCTGCAAAACAGTAGGCTATATATTTATCTGAACTTGTGTTAACATGACTACTATCAGCAATAGTAAATACAGAACTTGTAGGAGCAGTATTATTAAAGTAAGTGCTTGATGTATTTGCAGCACTTGTTTGTTCTAAAAATATTCCTTTAGTTGCTCCTATAGCAGAATGATAACAAACCCATGCTTTAGATGCATCTCTATCTTTTATAATTACCATATCAGGTGTAGCTCCCAAACCATGTCCAATAGTAGCTGGACTACTTCCTGTTCCTGTATAAGACACGATACTAAATCCAGCAGTAGTGTTAGCAGATACAGTTGAAGTTATACTTCCATTAGAGTTTGAAGCAGTGCCGTTTGCACCTAACCAGTTCCAACCAACATAATTTTGAGAACTTACATTTGTATAATCTCCAGCAGACGTTCCAACTTGAGCAGTAAAACCATCTGCACTTACAGCAGAAATATATCCATAACCAGCACTATCTGAAGCACCCTCTGCACCTGTATTATTTGATTGTATTTCTTTTCCACCAGCAAATGTTCTTATAGCATCAAACAAAACATGAGAGTTTGCTTGTGATCTTGATTTTACCCATACTAAATCAGGTTGAAAACCAACACCTGTAAGAGCATTTGAAGAACCATTACCTGTATAAAGTTTAGTATTAAAATAATCTGTTGGTTTTACAATCGAACTATAAGCCATAATTTTTATCCATAAGTATTTAGGTTAGATATATTTAACGCATAATAACCCGAAGGTACAGAATATTCAAAGTTTCCATGACCGTTAGCGTCACTGTTTCCTGATGAGATTGAGTAAGATGGAGAGCCAAAGTTTGTTTCTACTCCTGTTGAACTTTCGTAAACCGCTGCAGCGAAAAAATATTCCTCATCAAGAGGTGTAAAGCCAAAAGCAGCGTTTGTTTTACTTGATCCTGAAGTGGGATCTCCACTAGCTTGAAAAGTACCATTTTTAGAAAAATAAACTGCGCCATTATCTAAATCCATAGCAACACCTATTATATCATTTGTTGCAAAACTATCTCCATAAGAAGAATCTCCATTAGAGGCTTTTTGACCTGTAGATTTATAAGCAAAAGAATTTGAATCTGCACCTACTTGTCCACTTCCAACAATTAAAACAGTTGTTCTGTATGGTACAATACCTATATTTGGATAATGATTTGAGCCTACTGTTACTTTAAATTCTGCGTACCATTTCCCCTGTCTAACTCCTATTGTCGAATAAGCATTAGCGTTATTACTAGCACTATTACCAACAAATTTAAGATTTCCTTCTGAAAAAGCTCCATGATTTTGCGAAGTGTTATTGTTTAAAGCTAAAGCATTTAATGTTGCAAAATTCTCTACACATGTGTCAGTAGACTGATCTATGCTTGTTAGGTTGTCCACAGTAAAATCGTTACTCAACCCTGATTCATCATTACCTAGATTTGAACTGTCTTTAAAATTAAGATAAAATGAGTTAGTTCCTGCATTAGCGATCTGACCTATTTTTTTAGGCTTCCATATTCCTGTTGTGGAATCAGTTTCACCAAATGATGTTGGGTCTAGCTGTTGTCCATCAATCATAATTACTTCTGCAAAATGTCCATTTACATATTGACCACTTCTTCCACCAACAGTAATTTTATTAGAATTTTCATTAAATTTTGTTTCAAGGTTTTGTGATGGGTAATTTTCAGTAGAAAAACTTGTTTCTTGAACACCATTGATATATAGTTTTAATCTATTACTTGATGTTCCTTGAGTAGTGTCAACTGCAAAAACAATATGATACCAACCTGAAACATCTCTAAGTTTTCTATTAGTAATTAATCTCCAAGTGCTACTACCACTTACATTTTCAGAAAAATCTAATTCATCTGAATTTTTAAAATCTAAAATAGAAAAATTAGCACTATGACTTCCATCTGGGTCACTACCAATTATTGATGTAGTTGCTGACAAACCACTTCTTTTCATCCACCAAGAAATTGTATAAGTTCTTCTATCACCTGCGGTTTGAGTTCTAATTAAACGATCACTACTACCAGAATTAAATCTACATGAATTTTCTATATTTTCTGGACCCTTTGGCCATTGATTATTGCTCACAAAATTTGTAACATCGTTCATTCTCCACACACCACCTGCTACTCCTGTAATTAGTCCACCGACTGGTGTGTTTGCTGGTCCGATTATTCCTCCGTTTTTTCTAGACATTATCTTGCCGTCCCCGCTGCTTTGGTTCCTGCTGTCACAAAAGGTGATTCTGCGAAAGCCATGTAAACGTATGTTCCACCAGAGGCATTTATTGCGTTATTATCTTCTCTAATTTTAACTCCATTACTTAAAAAATCTAAATCATTATTATTACTGTCTGTTTCTTCAGCATCACTTGCGTTTGCATAAATATTTTTTGTAACTTCATTATTAGGGTCTCTTGTATTATCAAACATAACCCAACTATTTGCTACATCACTTCGTTTCGTCATAAAAAATGCAGGTTTAAATCCAGTATAAGTAAATGGTCCATCAACATTTCCATTTCCTGTGTACTTTCCAAACTTGCTGAAGCCTTTTTTTTCTGCAAATAAATAACCGATATTATTGTCGTTAGCAGCTAATCCTGCTGTTATTGTAAATACACTTGATGTTGGTTCTGCCATCCCTGCACCACCACCTTGTTCTGCATCTGTAGCATTTAAAATTAAAGCATTTGTGTCCATGCCACCTGTTAAATTTTTGTGCAATACAACCCAGTTATTAACTGTTTGTCTTGATTTAATCCAAATCACATCAGGTTTAACACCTAAACCGTGAGCAATTGTTCCTGAATTTCCTGTCCAAGAACAAATACTAAATCCAGCAGTAGTCGATATACTTCCAACACTATCAATAGTTCCTATTCCTGTTGCACTTGCGTCATTACTAAATGCTGTTCCAGCTTTCCAATTCCATGATACTATATTGTTTCCATTAGCATTTACATCTCCATCTGTTCCAACAGAAAAACCATCACTAGCAAAAGCAGTTAAACCATTTGATGAAGTACTTTCAGCAGCAGTGGTGTTTGGAATCATATTTTTAGTTGCACCTCTAACTGAATCAAACATAGAATGACCATTAGTTGCACTTCTGTTTTTAAACCAACTCCAATCTGTTTGAAAACCAACACCAGTTATTGATCTTGCAGAACCATTACCTGCGTAAATAACAGTATTAAAAAAAAGTCCTGGGTTATCTATAGTCGTATAAGCCATTATCCATTCTCCGCTAGGTTTTTAGTGCAAAGGGCAAAATAACCCGATGGCACTGAATATTCAAAATTACCATGACCGTTGGCATCACTATTACCTGATGATATTGAGAATTGTGGTGAACCAAAATTAAAACTAAGTTTAACAGCAGCACCACTCCAATTTCCTACCGCTGGAAAATATTGTTCTCCAGTGCCTAATGCTGTAAGTGAAGCAGCTGTACCACTATTTTGTGCTGTTCCATTTTTATAAAAAGTAACTTGATTATCATCAAGATTTAAAGCGACACCTATAATATCATTTACTGCTACTGAAGTTCCGTAAGTGGTAAACTGATTACCATCGCCTACTGTATTTGCATACACTCCTGTTCCACCATAATATCCAAATATTTTTGCCTCACTAGGAGAGGATGGAGAATTGTAACCTAATTCTGCGTCTAAATTAAAATGTTGATTAGCACCACCAATAGTTAAACCATCTTGATCTGTTAATACTTTTACTTCCCAATACCATTTTCCAGTATCAACACCAATACTCGCTATAGCTGTTTCTGAAGAAATAGCATCTACAACTAAATTTCCCTCAGTAAAAGTTATGACGGAACTACTTGCAGCACTTCCACCTTGTGCCGCAAGTGCATTTATGAGTGCAAAATTATTGCTGCAGGTATCAGTAGACTGATCCACTGATGTCAGGTTGTTGACAGTAAAGTCATTATCATTACCGGATACATCATTTCCTAGAGCAGAACTATCTGCAAAATCCAATCTGAATCCGTTACTACCATAGGTGCCTGCATACGCTATAGGCTCCCAGATATTTGTAACAGGGTTGAATGCGCCAAATGATGTTGGATCAAGTGCTTGCCCATATGCCGCTATAAATTCTGCTAAATATCCATTATAGCCAAAACCTGATACACTAGGATAATCTCCTATTGCATAATTTAAAGTTGAGCTAATCGCTGGTAAATTTGAATCTTGAGACATTCCTGTAGTGCTTGTAGCAAAAGATGTTTCTTGTACTCCATTAATATAAATTTTTATTCTATCACTTGCTGTGCTTTGTGTTGTATCAAAAGTAATCACTACATGATACCATGCAGATTGATCTCTATATACAGAATTTGTAATTCTTCTGTTAGCAGTTCCACCAATTTGAACATCTATTTTAGGATTTCCAAAACTTATAGAAAGATAATTACTTGAATTATTTTCAGAATTGAAAACAAGATAATCGTCTGCACCAGCACCATCTGTTCTTTTTGTCCAAAAACTTATTGTTAATTTTGTAGTGCTTGTTCCTGATATACTTTTACTTAAATGTCTATTACTAGAATCATCTAATCTTAATGAGTTAGCAATAGTTGTTTGTGGAAAAGCAAGAGGCCATATTGATGATGATTGTGATTCAAACTGACTATCTAAAGACCACACACCTGAAGCAACTGACCTTGTTGGTGTATTTATTTTTCCTAAGATTCCGCCGTTATTCTGGTCCATTAGCTACTCCCTTTCGCTTCATCAGTGGACTCCTACGCGTCGTCTATCGATTCATATGATACGAATAAATCTAAATCAG